AGGAAAACGTGGTGGTGGGACCTTGACCTTCTAATAATTGAGCCTCTGGCTCTGGTATGTCGGGTTTTTCTGCTGTAAAAAATTTATCTAAGATGTTCTGCATATTACCTGGATTTTTTCTAATTTGCACAACAGCCATAATAGCCTTTTCATCTCCACCAGATGCTTGTTGTAATAATGTATCTTCTAATACTTTGTCCATTTTTTCTCTTGTAATTCTCTCATTGACCATAGCTAAGTTATCTAATCCATCTAAGTTTTCTTGTAATGTTTGTGTGTCAATAACACCAGAACTAAGAAGTTGCAGCCCTGTAACAATCTTCTGTGGTTCATCATAACCAGCCATAGCACCATAAACACGTCTAGTTTTAAAAGCACCGTTTATATCTGTATTAGGGTCATACTTTTCAGAAAAGAACTCATTGTTATAATATCCAGATAGTTCTTTGTTTGTACCACCATACATTTTTTCATCCCATTCAAGTCTTTTAGAATCAATCTGTTGAACGGCATCTGCTAATACTGTGTGATATTCTCTAATCATTAAAGACATAGATGCACCTAATTCTTCTAGTCCTCTACCAGTTGCAAAACTTAGTGGTGATTGTGAATCATCTTGTGCTGGATAAGATGCACCAACACGTAACTGACGTTCTATTCTATCTATCTGTTGAAAAATTTGATAAGGGATATTAGATGCTGGTTTTGATACAGAACTTCCTGGAGAAAAATAGTTAACTGCAAATCTACCTTTTTTATATTGTCCAGATTCTAATTCACCAGTAATGTTTGTTTCTGTAAATACAGCATCTTCCATAGCTATTATTGACATAACATTTATTTTTGCCATTGATGCCATCAATCCAATAATCTGGTCATACTGACCTTGCATTTGGTCAAAAGAAAATTTCTTTGCAACAACAAAAGCTGGTCCACTTTCTAAAGGATTAGGAATAAAATCTAATATTGTACTTGATGACATGTGGTAAATGTATGTACCTTCTTCATTGTAATATTCAGATACTAAGTCACCTTGATTATTTGAGTTTGCCCAAGAACCATTGTAAGCATCTTGATATGCTGATGCGTAACCACTAGCAATATTTACTGTGTTATAACCTTTTTTAATTTCTTTTTCAAACTGTGGATATATTTTTGCTAAGGATGATTTAGGCACACGTCTTACAACAGACATTTCTTTAGGCATTTGGTCTGCACCAAAGTAACCAGGGAAACAATTGTAAGGGTCACGTAATTCTGCACAAGGATATGGTGTACCATCTGGGCCTTTTTTTTCTTTAATAATCCAAACTGCAAAACCATAACCTGGTAACCATCTACCAACTTGTGGCATTTGTAAATCTAATCTTTGTACATCATCATAAGCTGTAACAATTCTTGCTATTTTATCTGCTCTTTTTCTTGCACGTTCTGAATCTTTATTGTTTGGTACATCAACTTTTAAGTTTGGTATTCTACCTATTTTTTGCGCTAGATGTTCTAGTCCAGACATCATAAGGTTAGGCATAGGTACTTGCCAATCTTCAAAACCTTGTATTTGGTCACCTAATAAAGCAAGTAATCCAGAAGGACCACCGTTCATAATAGAACGAATACGTCCACGTGAACTATGATTATCTTGATTATCGTAATGTAGTTGTGTTATTTTATCTTGTAATTCTGATGTGTTCATATCTTTACCATGGTGCCGTGTTCATAGAACTTATATTCATGTTTGAGTAACTAGGGTTATAATCATATCCCATTTCTGCAATAAATTCTTTTTGTAACCTTCTTACAATTTTTATTGGAAACCAACTTGCCATAACTATATCCGACTTATATCCTTTGCTACTTGCTTTGTTAGCAGCATTTGAAAAATACAAAAGCTGCCTACGATATATATTACTCTTATTTTGTGAATCTGCATTACCATAAGGAAGATTTACCAAACCTTTGTCAAATAGTTCACTCATAGAACCTACACCAAAATACGGGTCAAATTTATTTTTTTGTGTTTGATGTCCTTCTAAATGTATGCCACGTGATGCTGTCCATTCTTTTAATTCTCTATCTTGTCTTATTGCACGTTGAAATCCGTTCTCTTCAATAATCCAATGAGAACATTGATACTTGCTATGCCATTCTTTAATTGTCTTAAATGCCTGGGGAATACCTCCACCTTTTTTATTTTCTATATCTACCATGTAAAGTTTGCCTTTTTCTACATCGTATGCCCATAAGAATGCTGCTTGATAACCAGTAGCAGCTGGGTCAAGACCAGCAATCAATCTTGTTTTAGGTGGTAAATGACCAACTATTCTTGAATCATCTCTTGCTGCATCTAAAGAATCTACTTTAAACATTTGTAAACCTTCTGAAAAAGGTCTGTTTAAGTAAACCATTTCAAATATCGCAAGACCACCTGTTGTTTCGGCATTTCTCCTTTGTGCCATGAGCCACTTATAACTTCTTTTTGATGACCATAACATGTGTTTTGTATGGTCTTTTGGTTCACCACTATCAATAGGAATATCTAAGCTATGAGCTGATTCTACTATTTTCTCCCATTCATCATTGTCAATCAAAGAGTTATACAAATCATCTGGATGTTGTCTTGAACCTATGACAACAATTGCTGTATGTTCCTCTTTACGTGATGACAATGTTGTAGTCCACCATCGTTTTGTTTGTTCACGTGAACTAGGCTGCACAGTTGTACCGTGGTCCTCAATATCGTCTGCAATAATTAAATCACAGTCACGTGATAGTATCTTACCACCTTTGCCTACAGCCACCATAGTCGGTGATTTGATACCAGTTACGGTTCTAGTTTTTACAGTAAATTGTCCAGAACTCCAAGTTTTACCTGTTCTGCTTTTTGGTTTAAAAGTTTCTCCTGGTCCACAAAAATCTTCTATAAGTTTTTCATTGTTCTCTAAATGGTCAAGCACTGCACCTACAGAGTTTTTTGCAATATCTTCATTACCACCTACCCACATAACCCTTATGTTTGGATTTTGGCATATCTGCCATACAGCAAAGTGTGTAAGTAAATCTGTTTTGCCATGTCGTGGTGGTGATAGAATCATAAGCTGTTCACCTTTATCAATAGCTTTTAAAATATTTTTTATCCAGTTTTTGTGAAACTTAGCTGTTTCGTATTGTTGCCCAGTTTCTGTTAAAAAGTATCTATCTCTAAATTTTTTAAAAGATTTTAAAGAATCCTTAGCCTCTTCTGGTATATCCCAGTTTTCTCTAGCTGCTAGTTTTGCTTTATCTTCTTTGTATGCAAGCATCATTCTTGCAACAACACTCTGGTCAACTCCTATATCTTCTGCAACAAATTTTTGTGTAAGTAATCCTTCATCAATTTCTTGTGCATAGTTTTCTACAAAATATAAATAATGTTCACCACGATTAGCCCTACTGCTAGGTGTCTGTAATTTTTCTTGTTCTTTTTTTTCTGCAGTTCGTGTCCTGGCGTTTGCAGCTTTAGTACATTGTATCTTGCAATATTTTTGTCTGCCATGTACTTGTTTAAATTTATCACCACAGTGTGGACACTTAACTGTTTTGAGATTTGCCACTACTGTTATTTCTTTTTTTTCTTGTCAGATACTCTTGACTTTTGTACTTTTTTTATATTTACTTTTTTACCAGCCTTATATTTTTTTGCAGTACGTTTTATTTCTGCTGCACGTTTTCTTGCAGCTGCATCAGATAAACCAGCTAAATATTTTGCGGGTACACCAAATCTATAAGGTTGTGTTCTTTTTGCCATTATCGCAAATCGTCATCTTGTTTATGACCTTTTTTAATAAAGCTATTAACTCTACCCATAGCCCAAGCACCCATACTTGTACCTGGTCTTGAACCAGAACTCATATAAGCAGCTTGACCTCTTCTATAAACTTTTGCTAATGTGCCATAAGATATGCCACTTGATTTTGCTTTTTTCTGTAATGCTGTTTTTGCGCTTGCTGGTATAGCCATTATTTCTTTATCTTCTTTATTTTGCCGTTTTTAGTTCTTGCAAACTTATGTGTCTTAGTTTCTCTAATTAGAGTACCATAATGTCTTTTGCCACCCCACATCCAACTTACCTGTGCCATTATTTACCTACAGCTTTTTGTGCGTTCTTGTGAGCTTGTGTAAAAGTTGCACCACGTTTCATAGAGTTCAGCATATATTGCATGTGTCTTTTCGTGTGGTGTTGACTATGTTTTTTCATAGTGTCTTGTTGTCTTTTTGTAAGACTAGACATGTCTATACCTTTAATTTTCATTTGCCGTTATTCTTTTTTCTCAATGCTGCAAAATCTGCTGCAGTAATTTTATTTCTAGGTGGTGCTATCTGTGCAATTTTCATTTGCTTTGCAGAATAACCTTTTTTACCTTTAGGCATATTTCTCCTTTACCAATCTTTACAAGCCCAGTAACGAGCTGTTGTCTTATCTTTTGCTGTACTACATTTGTGCCTGGCACGAAATGATGCACGTGCTTTAGGATTATTTTTTCTGACTGGCATGTTAGGGTCACCGAACATAATCTTCTTGACTTTGCCATTACTCATGACAAAAACCTTTTTAGATTTTCTCCCGTAACCTGGTTCGCCTTTTCTAATAGCCGTAGGACTATTTAGCTTAACCTTCATGCCCTGGTATTCAGCCAATCTTAATACATTCCTTTTTTCTTTTTTTTCTTGCCCTTTTTATGTTTTGGCATTGTTTCTCCTATCTATAATAATATTATGGCAGAATACATTTCGGGTAACAAGTACCCTAATTCCAAACGGAATGCGCAGTACCAAAAGAATCGGACCTGCGTTGATTCTGCATGTACTACTATCTTATCTCAATATAATAAATACAAATATTGTTATAAACATAAACCTAAGTCATTCCCAAGAATCAAAGGCAAGTATGTTGATAAAACAAAACAAAAACCCCTGGACTGAAAAAAAATTTTTTTCTTT